GGATGCACTGATTGTGAGTCCATCAGGCAAAGTAAGTATTGGCAGCGGTGCGTCAATATCGCCAGATGCAGATGCAGACAATCTTGTCGTTCAAGAAAATGGCGCGGCTGGCATCACCATAGGATCTTCTGCTTCTTCGGTTGGCTCAATCAGATTTGCCGACAGCGGCAGCCCACGCGCTGGCATGATTTATTACAACCATGTCGGCAATGAAATGCGCTTTTACACAATGGCAAATGAACGCGCAAGACTGGATTCATCAGGCACTTTGCTAATAAATTCCACTACAACCTCCCACACTGGTGGCAATAAACTTTATATCAATTCTGGCGTTAATGCGGCTCCCGTGACCAGCGGAACCACGCAAACGGGTGGAGCTTTGAGGCTTCGCGGTGCCAATAATGCTGTTTTAGATATGGGGTTGAATAGTGTTCAAACTTGGATCCAAGCGACTGACAAAGCAAACCTAGCTAACGGATATTCTTTATCTTTGAACCCAAGCGGGGGAGATGTCGGGATTGGTTTGTTAACACAAAACCATCGTTTCCAAGTGTTTAACAGCAAAGCGGGATTTGCCGTTTCAAAATTTGAGTCTAATAGTTCAGCAGCAAATGAATATGGAATAGCCCTGACGCTTGCAAATGATCCCAACGATGGCACCAGATATTTTGCGGCATTTGCTGGCGGCGGCACCGACAGATGCAAAATACTCTCCAATGGCGATCTCTTAAACAGCAACAATTCTTACACTGGAATTTCAGATGTAAAGCTAAAAGAAAATATAGTTGATGCAGGTTCCCAGTGGGATGACATAAAGGCATTAACGGTTCGCAAGTATAGTTTCAAAGAGGAAAACGCATCTGAACCCACGCACATAGGTGTAATTGCTCAAGAGGTTGAAGCAGCGGGAATGACTGGTTTGGTTTATGAATCTCCTGATCAAGTCACAGCAGACGATGGGAGCATTGAAGGCACTGGCGAAGTCACAAAAGTTATGAAATACAGCATTCTTTATATGAAGGCTGTTAAAGCACTGCAAGAAGCTATGACCCGAATTGAAACCTTAGAGTCTAAAGTACAAACACTGGAAAACAACTAATGAGTACAAACAATTGGACAATCGCACAGTGCGGCAGTGTCGGTCGGATCTGAGTAGCTATGTCGTTAGTTAGTCAGTTAATCGGTCCAGTCTCTGGTCTATTAGATAAGTTCGTCCCTGACGCGGATCAGAAAGCTGCCCTCGCGCACGAAATCGCGACCATGTCCGAAAAGCATGGTCAGGAAATAGCTTTGCAGCAGATCGAGGTTTTGAAGCTCGACGCCAAAGGGAATTGGTTTCAGAGTTCGTGGCGCCCACTAGCCGGTTATTGCTGCGTACTGGGCTTATTCGTGAATTTCCTCGTTTCGCCGCTCGCCGCTGGATTTGGCGTTGTCATCCCTCAAGCTGACGCTGGCGTGATGATGCCTTTGCTGCTTGGACTTTTGGGATTGTCTGGAGGAAGAACTTACGAACGAACTAAAGGAGTTAGCAAGTGACAGGATTTAAGCTTCAGACGTTTGGTGGCAAAGCTCCAAAAATATACTCTCGATTATTGCCGGAAGATATGGCTCAAGTTGCGACTAACACACGACTGGACAGCGGCAGGCTGGAGCCATGGAAAGGTAATGCTTCCGCGTCAATTACTCCAGTAGCTTCTTTTAGTATATCTGCGGCAACAAAGACCCTGTTCAGGTATAGCTCAAGCATCTGGATAGGTTCAAACGAAGAAATAGATATCATTAGATCACCTATTGCGGAGGACGTTCATGAGCGTTTGTATGTAACCGGAATAGGCGGAAGCACGGGTTACCCTCGGATGACAACTGCCGCAATAGTTGGAAACGGAACCTATTATAAGTTGGGGATACCCAAGCCGGCTAGTTTTTCCTCTGTTGCTGTAACGGGTTCTTCCTCAGTAACTGGGACGGAGACTGCACAATCGAGAAGTTACATTTTTACCTACGTCAGTTTCTACGGCGAAGAAGGGGAGCCAAGCTTGGCGTTAGCGTCACAAGTCGTCGATGTGTTCTCTGACCAGGGAGTTACAGTTACTTTCCCTAGCAATCCTACTGGCCCTCACAATCTGTTAAAGAAGCGTGTGTACAGGACTGATGCTAGCGGAGTCTTTAGATTTGTAGCAGATGTAAGTATCAACGCGGCTAATTTAGCAGACTCCATTGCAGAAATAAATTTGGGCGAAGAAATCCCCACCACAACTTTTGCCGCTCCGCCTGACGAAGTAACCGCTGACCATCCCGATGGAGCTTTGCTTGGTTTAGTGAGTATGCCTAACGGTATTTTGGCGGGGTTTAGTGGTCAAACCGTTGCCTTCTCTCAAGCATTCCAGCCTCATGCTTTTCCTACGGCGTACAGGCTAACGATGAAGAGCGATGTTGTAGCCTTAGCGCCACTTAACAGTGGATTGTTAGTTTTAACAAAAGAGAAGCCTGCATTGATCCAAGGTCTAGACCCTGAAGCCATGACTATGACCGAAGTCGATTCGACACTGTCTTGTGTATCTAAGAGATCAGTCGTGGATATGGGCGAGTACGTTTTGTACGCATCGCCAGACGGTCTCGTTAGGGCTACGGATAGTGGACTTGAGTTACTCACTGAAGGGCTGCTGAGTAGAGATCAGTGGCAGGAGTTGGTTCCCTCTTCGATTGTCGCTTTCCAGTACGAAGGTCACTACCTTGGCTTTTATAATGACGGGTCCGAAAGCAAGGGCTTTATCATCGATCCTCGTGGAGGTAGAGCTAGCTATATAAAACTAGACTTCCACGCTACTGCCGGATTCAACGACTTAGAGAACGACGAACTTTATTTGGTTGTTGGTGGAGCGGTGTACAAATTTGCTCAAGGCTCCAATTTAGCCTACACATGGAAGACAAAAAAGTTTCATGTCGCCAGACCAATGAATCCTGGTATAGCTAAAGTCGACTGTGACAGTTATTCACCAAACCCTACGTTTAAGCTTTATGCGGACGGTGTGTTAAAGCACACGCAGACCGTAACGAGTAACGGGTTATTTAGATTGCCATCTGGATACAAAGCAAACGAGTTTGAGGTTGAGCTCTCTGCGTCTGTGCCGATCAATGAAATTTGCGTTTACGAATCTGCTGGAGAGCTTGGTGCATAAACGATCCAATTCCAATGTTCCTGCTGATTGGTCACAACAAGACCGTCGATTTGGTGAGTCGATCAAGCAGAATCTAGATACGCTCCAAGGATTGCGTGGTGACAAGTTAGATAGGGCGGTTACTTTCAGAGACCTATTGGACGCTGGAATAGTGAAGCTTGCGTCAGGGATAACCAACTTCAATGGTCTTTCCTCAAGCATCGCAATCGTTAATGAGTTCCCAGACTTGGCGATACCGCCAGCACCAACAAATCTGCAAGCTAGCGGTGCATTTAGAAACATTATCCTGACTTGGAATCTGAAGATTTATAACGGTCATAGCGCAGTACAGGTATGGAGGCACACCTCTGATGTGATTTCATCAGCGACTATGGTTGCTCAGGTATCTGGCTTTACGGGCGTTTACGCAGACCCTGTTGGCTCTGGGAAGACCTTCTACTACTGGGTTCGGGCAATCAACAACAACGACGTTACCGGACCATATAATTCTAGTTCAGGGGTGCAGGGTGTTACCGCCCCAGATGTTAATTTTCTATTAACTACGTTGACTGATTCAATAACTTCTGGTCAGCTTGCTACTAGCCTTTCCACTCCTATTGCGAAGATCGATCCGCTTGAAACCTTTACTGGATTTTCATCTAGTTACAGCGGCAACAGTTTGCTGACACGCATGGGCGCTGTAGAAACAACAGCGAACGGTGCAGCAACGTCTGCTCAATTTAGTTCTGAAGTTACTACAAGAGCCAGTGCTGACAGTGCGTTGAGTCAGTCCATCACTACAGTCAGTACTACACTCGCGGGAAACACTGCGGCGGTGACAGCCGCAGCGACCAGTATCAATGGGTTAGAGGCTCAGTACACCGTAAAGATTGATCTTAATGGGGCTGTAGCGGGGTATGGTTTAGCCAGCACAACGACAGCGTCAGGCAATATTGTTAGCGAGTTTGTCGTCAACGCGGATCGCTTTGCCATCATGCGTGGCGGATCTAACACCACTGCCGCCTCAGTCCCTTTTATAGTCCAGGCTTCAGCAACCACCATTGGTGGGGTAGCAGTCCCCGCTGGCGTTTATATGACCGATGCATTTATTCGTAATGGGTCAATCATAAACGCTAAAATTGCGGACGCAGCTATCGATAACGCTAAGATCGCGAATCTAGATGCCGGCAAAATAAATGCAGGGACGATTAGCACCAGCAGACTAAACATTGATGGAAGCACGCTGTCTTCTCTTAACGGCGTTTTGCAAGTTAATGAATTAAACGCAAACAAGATCACGGCAGGGACACTTAGTTCAAGCAGATTGTTTCTTGATGGAGTTACGATAGACACAGATGGATCTGGTCGAGTAATTATCAAAAATCTCGGGGTGGACACCTTGCAAATCAAAGGTAATGCAGTGACGATTCCGACGTCGGCATATTCTAGTGTAGCTAATGGTCAGATAGCTGTTGCCGTTCCTAGAAGCACTTCGTATACAACGCTTCAATCGCTTTCGTTTACGTCAGCAGGCTCCCCTGCGTTAATTGTCGCCAGTTTTACTGCAAACAACACCAGCGGCAGAAGCCACAGTGTCACTGCCGTAATAAAAAAGGGTGGGACCATAATCTATACGCAGAAACGTGCGGTAACCACTGGAGTGATCCACTTCAATATATCTTTCACTGACTTCAGCACTACTGCTGGCAGCTTAACTTATACCCTTGAGGCGAGAAACAACGGAGGCTCCGTCAACAGTTCATCAGGCACCAATGCGGATGAAAGAAGCCTCGCTGTTATTGAGGTTAAGAAGTGAAGAACTACGTCGTATATAACGAGCAAGGAGCCATCGTTAAGACGGGGCATTGTGTCGATAGTGATTTGTCTATGCAGGCTGGCGTTGGCGAGACAGTAATAGAGGGCACTTTAGGCGAAGGAGCTTATCATGTTGTTAATGGCTTAATTGTCGCCAAACCTGCTCCCTCTGATAGCGATAAAACTACCCAGGTGCTGGAGCAAGTAAGACGCGAACGAGACCTAATCCTTTTGTCTACTGACTGGACACAAGTAACAGACTCCCCATTGACCGCAGAGCAGCGCAGTGAGTGGCAAATGTATCGACAGGCATTGAGGGATTTGCCTGCTGACTACTCTTATATAACTTCGTTAGAGCAGGTGACGTTTCCAGAAGTACCTAGCTAGTGGTCGTCGGTGAAATCACCGC